TGGTATAAAAAATAAATTAAGTGAAACTGAAATATCCATTCTTAATGACGCTGGGGATATTCAAGATTTTTTAACCAATGAAAGCATTGGATTTAGTAAAGATGAAAGTGCTTATGGCTTAATTAAAAGACTTGCCAACAAAAGAAAATTAGTAATAGGGGTAAATAAAGATGGTAATTTTATTATAAGGCAAATAGGAAAAGAAAAAGCAAGCACAATTTTAATAAATGATACTTTTGCTAACAAACCAAATCTTAAAAATAATATTATTAATGCGGATATTGAAATTGACGACTCTCAAAGATATTATGAATATAAAATATTATCCAGTGGGACAAATACAGCCCCAACTCAAACTGGCACTATAAATGGTGAGGCAAAACTACTCACAACGGATCCATTAAAAAATAATACAGTTCAATATTCTGGAGTTTTTTATGATAATTCTATCAGAAAAACAAGAAAATTTTTAGATAATGTTACTGGTATGAATAATAGCCTGTGTAAAGAAAGAGCAGAATGGGAGTGTAATATCCGTTTAGCCAAATCTTTCCAATATAAATGCTGTGTTTATGGGTGGCGACAAAGTTTAAACCCAATTATTTCTCAAAATCCATTGTGGAAAATAAATGAATTAGTTAGGGTGGTTGATTCTAGGGCTGGCATAGATGATGATATGCTTATTAAAGCTATTAATTATACACAAGACATTTCTAGTGGGACTAGAACTGAGATGGTTTTAGTAAATAAATTAGCTTATACAAACTCAGTATTTGAACCGAGAATTAAGCAAGGTAAAAAGAAAAAGAAATCTTTATATCCAATATTAGACCCAGCAAAATAAAATATGTATAATTCTATTCGTTTAGCAAAAATTATAAAATTAGAATATGTTGGGGAGCTTGGAAGGATTAGAGTTCAGTTTCAAGATCCTAATGCCTTAGATATAGAGGAAGGAGTGTTGATTTATCTTACAGGTGATAATGCTTGCCCAGATGTTGGAGACCAATGTGTAGTTTTAGGAATTGGTGATAATTATGGAATGAATTATGTATTTCCTTATGATTTAGATAATGCCCCATTAATTGAAGAAGGAGAGAAAATTCTCTATGGAGCAAAAGGAAATAAGGTTTATTTTAAAAATGATGGCTCAATTATTATTGAGGCTACTAATGAAAAAAATATAATAGTCACGACTCCACAAGTTGATTTTAGCAAAGATATAAATCTTGCTGGAGTTTTAAAAATAGATAATATTAAAGTGGTTGGTAATCAAGGTGCAGCAGTTGCTGATCCGACTGGTGGTAGTGTAATTGATGCGGAGGCTAGAACTGCAATTATTGCTTTAAAAGCTAGATTACAAGCTCACGGATTAATAGCGTAGCAGAAACCAAAAAACTACTAAAAGAAACTGCTACGCCTAACATTAGTTATAATATATTCTATTTTTATGTCAATTAAAGATTTAAAATTACACCAAGATGCAAATGGAAATTGGGATATTTCCTTTGTTAACGGAGATTTTGCGTTAACTGAAGGTTTAGAAACTTCTTTTTTGATAACAATTTTTTGCCAAAAAAGAGATGATACTATTGAAGATCCAAGATCAAGGGGCGGTTGGATTGGTAATGAATTAAATAATGATGGATTTGAACAGGGTTCTTTGCTTTGGACGCTTTATCAAAGTAATTTAGACCAAGATAATATTAATATTTGCGAAAATTTATTAGAAGATGCTTTTAATTGGTATATAGAAAAAGGCATTGCAAAAGAAATTAATATCAATGTGCAAAAAACACTTGACAAAGAGGGACTGACTGCGACAATTACCGCCATAAGAAATGATAACACAGAATTTGTGCAATATTATGACTTATGGATTAATACCATAAATAACACATAGCTTCACCACAGCGAATGGCATTTAATTTACCTTCTGATAGGAAGGAAGTATATAACAGAATAGTATCAGACTTTACCGCACAGATACCTGATAGCGGAGCGTTTTTGCCTGCCTCATATGTATCGTCAATTCTTAAATCGTTAGCAAATAGAGTTTTTGACAATTATCAGAAAATAAATCTGATGATTAAAGAGTTTTTTATTCAAACCGCTAGTGTAGTTTATATACCTAGATGGGGCGACACTTATGGTATAACAAGAAATCCACCAGTTGGCTCTTCTGGCAATATAGTTTTAACAGGAACTACAGCAACTTTAATTCCTGTTGGCACTACTTTGCAAAGTGCTTCTGGCATTTCCTACACTACTCAAGCAGACACAACTATCTCACTAAATACAGTATCTATTGCCTCTATGTCTAGGACTGGAGCAACTGTTAGTGTAAATTTCTCATCTACTCATAATTTAGCTAGTGGTATTACTGTTTCCATTACTGGTGCTACACCATCTAATTTTAATGCTACAAATGTCAGAATAACCGTTACTACTGCAAATCAATTTCAATTCACTCAAGCTGGAACTGCTGGTTCGCCAACTGGAACTCTAATAGCACAATGGACTACTGCTGTTGCTCAAGTTAATTCTAATATACAAGGAGCTAATACTAATATTACCGCTGGCGGTGTTCTTACTTTGTCTAGCCCTATTTCTGGTGCTGATAACAGTGCCTTTATAGACCTAAATGAAATTTCTGGTGGAACAGACCAAGAGAGTGCGGACTCTTATAGAGCAAGAGTTTTATTTCGTATTCAATTCCCTTTTTCATTTTTTAATAAAAATGCTATTATTGGGCAAACAAAACAAATTGCAGGCGTTACTAGAGTTTGGGTGTTTTCCCCTGATTCTACTTCTGCAGGGGTTTCTATTTCAAGCATAACTAGAAATGGGCAAATCGCCACTGCTATCTCTACTGCTCACGGACTTGTCAGCGGAAATTATATCACTGTTTTTGGTGCTACACAATCTGAATATAATGTTGTAAGAAAGCAAGTCGTTGTTATTGATGCCAATACTTTTGCTTATGTTGTTAGTGGAAGCCCTGCTACACCTGCAACAGGCACCATCACCGCCTCTTATTCTTATGTTGAATTAGGGCAAGTTAGAGTATTATTTGCTCGTGATAACGATACCTCAATTATTCCCTCTTCTACCGAAATTAATACTGTTAAAGATAAACTGCTAGAAATCAAACCAGCTCATATTGGTGATGGAGACATTATAGTTTCTGCACCCATTGCTATTCCAGTTAATATTACATTTTCTACTCTTAGCCCTAACACAACGGCTATGCAAACTGCCATTACAAATTCTTTAACTGATTTCTTTAAGATTTCTAACAATGTTGGGCAAAATATTACACTAGCTGATTTGAATGGATTAATTAGTAGAACTATAGATGGAAATGGTAATGTGCCTATTTACACATTATCTTCGCCATCAGTAGATACTGCTATTGGTTTAAATAAAATTGGGACTTTGGGAGCGATAACCTATGCCTAATTTTCAAGCACATACAGTTAATGAACACCAACAAGCATTAGGGCAATATTTCCTTAATGACCGTTTAGCTACGAATAAAAACATTATAGGATCAAACCTATATAAAATGTTTATGGGTTTAGCTGGTGAGTTCCAAAGGGTTGATGCTTTATTTCAAAGTGTTTGGGATGGAACTAACATCTTAACTACTCAAGATATTAATTATATCGAGTTATGGGAAGGTGCAGTTGGGATTCCTAATTCTTATTTTACTCAAACTACTTCTTTATCAATTGATGATAGAAAACAGCAGATTTTGATTCAATTAAAAAGTTTGGGAGTTTTAACCGAGCAAGATTTTATAGATTTAGCGGCTCTTTTAGGATATACAATTACTATTCAGCAAGGTATTAACGCTCTATATCCTCCTTATTCAGTTCCACATCTGCCTTTGGGAAATGAAAAGGAAGCTAGATTTATAATGATAATTAATGGATTAGGAGGAACTTTAGAGGACTATCCCCCTTATGATGTGCCTCACTTTCCACGCAATCCAGGCTCACAATTACAAACTTTATTTAATATTTTAAAACCTTCTAACATAATTATACTTTACGCATAATGGCAAACAAAACTAGCACATTTACAAATAATCTACCACCAGCAGTAGATGCTACTTGGTATAATATCAATCAAACAGAGATGAATAATCTTATCACTGGTAGTGGATTAACAGTTGATAATACTGGAGCAATCAATACTCAGCAACAACAATCAGCTTCCAGATTCGCCGCTAATAACTTCTACATAGACAGTGGAACGGCAGATGCTTATATTCTAACTCTAGCTGCTTCTTTTACCAATCCCGTAAGTGCTACAATAGCCTATTTTACTGGAATGACCATTAGATTCAGAGCTGGAAACGCAGGAACTGGTGGAGCGGCAATAGTGAATGTGAACGGAGCTGGTGTAAAAAGCCTTAAAGAAGCTGATGGAACTACTAATCCAATATCTATCCCGACCACAGAAGATACTGAATGGAGATATGATGGCACTGTATTTAGGAAAGTTATTTTTTCAACAATAGGATTCCGAGCTACCTTATCTGCTAATCAAGTTCTTGGAACAGGCATTCAAACTAAAATTAACTTAAATACAACATCTTATAACTATGGTTCATATTTTAATACATCCACCAGTAGGTTCACTCCATTAGTAGCAGGTAAGTATCTTTTTGGATTTGGTGCTGAAGGTAAAGACGCTGGGGTTAGTGCTCAAGGTTTATTTGTCTTTCTTTTCTTAAATGGATCAACAACTAAAGAAATTAATGTGCCATATTACGATAATGGTAATGCTAAAATTGGCAATACCTTTGTTGTGCCTATGAATGGTTCAACTGATTACATAGAACTATATGCTACAATATCAGGAACAGGTGCAACTACTATTGGCGGCGGAACTAACGATACTTACTTGTGGGGAATTAGAATATCAGCTTAATTTTAAATCAAATATATGGAACACTTAATACAACAATTTTTAAAACAGAATAATCTTACTGGCATTAATGGAGTCAACTATTCTCTACGAGATGATGGCGAAGGAGTTTATATTGACAAATGGAATTATAAAATTCCTAAACCAACATTTACCCAATCAGATTTTGATAAGGCGGATCTACAAAAAGCTAAAACCTCTAAAATCACCCAACTAAAACTTAATAGGGATAATGCTAATATAAAAGATATGGTTTGCCATCAAGCATTTGAACTCAAACAAATTGGGCGATATGAGTTCGTGGAGACTACAAATCTAGTTTATTTTGCGTTTAAAACTACAGATACTGGGCAACCAGCCACTCAACCAGATACTATTGTTCAAAATGCTATTGCCTTTGATCAGCCAATGCGATATAGTTGTAAAATTATTGAAGGCGATCAAATTAGAAAAGGTTATGTATCTTTTGATAGGTTAGTGGCAATTAGCATAAAAGACCACTGGGTTCTTAGAAATACTGACAATATTACAAAGTGTAATAATATTGAAATAGACATTGACGCCTGCACTACCCTAGAGGAACTTAACGCAATTAACATAGAATTCTAATGGCAGATAATATTGCTATCTACAACGCAAATGTTAAACAAGGAGCAACTTTTAACCAGGTTATAACTTGGTTTGGTTCAAATGGTGTTGC